CTCTTTCCCTACACGACGCTCTTCCGATCTGAATCCAAAGCGAGGATATCCGCTACTGGTAACACGTACAGAATGGGGTAAGGCTATACCTACTGTACCTCTAAACTATCGAACCTCCGGAACGGCTATGTGGTGGATGATGAAAGCAATGATTCGATGTCAAGCGCAGCTAGATATATGGTGTGATGAAAGTGGGGGAATGTTCGACGGTCGGATAGCGCTGCAAGTACATGATGAACTGGTATTTGATTTCCCGATACCTACTAAGCCTAGAGGCAACCTATGGCGGGTACGGATACTCCGCTCGCTTATGGAGAAGGGCGGAGAGGATATAGGGATACCTACACCGGTTAACATCGAATATCATGAGCACAATTGGTCAGAAGGTGTGACAATCACTTAAGGAGGTACAATATGGTAAGTACGTTCAGTGAGCGCAACCGGCAACGCTGTAAGAGTGCGCGAGGATTCAGCATGGCTCAGGGACCGCACAGGATGCCCCTAGAATCGCTCGGGACCGGTTAGGCAGGGGATGGGTCCATCGGAGGCACCGGAACCCGCTAGAGTCGATCCTGTGCGGTTCTGGACAGGGTTGTAGGAAAAGAAGCGAGCGCTAGCGGGTTGAACGCCAGCGCTCGCGAGGAGATGGGATTAGCGGGGTGTGCCACGCAATGGCGGTAGGTCGATATGCTCGAATGATTGCAGCGCTCTCCGGCCAGCGCTGGTCAGCCTGTAAGCGGTCTCAGTGATCCCGTCAATGTCCAACTCTATGCTTTCGACGTATCCGAGACTGAGAAGGGATCGGGTATATCCTCCCGGTGCGGTCTTCTCGAATGCTTTGCGCTTCTCCGCGTGCTCGTATCCGATCGCTCGCGAGACGAGAACCGGTGTAGCGGTCCCGCAGCGCTGTGCGATCTTGAGACGTGTTAGCGGTCCCTTCGATGCTGCCAGCGCTCGCAATACTCGCATCTGTGGAGTCGTGAGCGCATGCGAAAGCACCGGTCGGCGATTGGTAGCGTCGGGCTGCCGTACTTCGATCATTGACGGCTCATTCGGTTTTGTCATTGGTATAGCTCCGTCGTGGTTGAGACGAAACAACAGGGGAGCAAGCGCTAGGCTCACTCCCCTGTTACTGCACCGCTCCGCCGTGTTACTTGCCCTTCCTGCCCTTCGGGGTAGGAGCGGGAGCCTTCTGGGTCGGAGCCTTCTGAGTTGCGACCGGGGCTGCCGGAGTCGGTTCCCCGTTAGCCGAACGTGCAACGGCTTGGCAAATCACGCTGCCATCGTTGTCATTGAATTGCACGTGCGCCGACAGGCCGCGCTTCGATGCGCGAATGCGGAACATACCGCCGAAGCTCTTGGCCTTTGTGCCTGCGAGGTCGCTCTCGTCGGGCTGACGAATTTGCCCGTCGAGCAACTCGCTCCAGTTCCACTTACGCCCGCCGATGGTCGAACGCCGGAATTCGTGCTTGCTGAGAACCTGCATTGTCACCGCTCCTTGCCTTCACGAACGAAGGCTTTCGGGATTTTGTCCGTCGTCGAGAAGTTCGACGACTGCATAGTAATCGTACCATTCTTACTGGAATTGTCCAGCGGATTTTTTTCTTTCTGTCGCAAGTCGTATTGCCTGTTGCGCTTCTGTCACGCGAAATATTTGCCTTTGTCATGGGTGATTCATGCCATCTCGAACGGATTTACCGTCGATTCTGCGACCATTCGCAGCGCATGGCCTTGTCATCGGTGGAATCAATTCGAGCGCTGAGGCGCTTGCTGATTGTCCCTTCTGTGTGCATGATAAGAAATTCTACATATCTACATCTGATGGTCGCTGGCAGTGCAAATCCTGTGGGCTATCCGGTAATGCCACGACGTTTCTGCGCGAGCTGTGGAAGCTTGCCAGCGATTCGACTGATAGCAAGGTATACGATGCGCTGCGATTACACCGCGGATTGCTGTATCCCGATACGCTGATACAGTGGGAATGCGTTCAATCACCGCTGATAGACGGATTGTGGCTAGTGCCCGGATATACGGCAGCGAAGGAAATCATCCAGCTATATAGATACATTCGATTGAACAATGAAGGAAAGCACAAGCTGATAGCAACGCCGGAGCTACATCACGGTATCTACGGGATGCCAGTCTATAACTCGGGTGCGTCAATCGTCTATCTGTGTGAAGGTCCGTGGGATGGTATGGCACTGTGGGAAACACTCGGCGGGGTGAGTGCTGACAAAGACGTAACAGTACTGGCTGTACCGGGCTGTAATGTGTTCCATCGTTCATGGTCTACTCTATTTGCTGGTAAGTCAGTTGTGTTATTGTTCGACAATGACCACCCGCACGGACCCAATAACGCTTGTGCCGCATATGTCGGCATGCAGCGGGTTGTGCGGATACTGACTGAGGAGAAATATCCCCCGAAGTCGATTCAATATCTGAAATGGGGAGAGAATGGATATGATAACCGCTTAGCATCGGGGTACGATATACGGGATTGCCTGATACAGTCGGATACCGTTGAGAGTAGGGTAGAGCTACTGTATAAGCTGCTGGATGATAGAATTGAAATAGTTCCTAATTCGTGGCTGTCATCTCCGGAGAATAAGAAGTCGAAAATTCCGACTGTTGAGCTAACGTCACTGCGCTGTACCGATTGGAAGGTACTTGTCAATGCGTGGAGAGGCGCGCTCAAGTGGATAGACGGGCTGGATAGGGCACTATCAGTAATGCTTGCCAGCGTGTTATCAACTCGCTCTGTGGGTAGTCAGTTATGGATCAAGATACTGGGGCCAGCGTCTACCGGTAAGTCGACGTTATGCGAGGCACTGAGCGTTAGTAAGAAATACGTATTAGCGAAGTCGATCATTACTGGATTCCATTCGGGGTATAAGACCGACAAGCATGGTGAGGAAGATAACTCGTTAATCGTACAGATGAATGATAGGACACTGGTAGTCAAGGATGCTGACAGTATCTTGCATCTTCCTAACTTGGGACAGATTATCTCGGAAGCCAGAGACCTTTATGATGGTACGAGTAGAACGCACTATCGTAATGCAATTGATCGGAAATATGAGGGACTAAGATCGACAATCATTCTATGTGGAACTAGCTCGCTTCGGCAACTGGATAATAGTGAGTTGGGAGAGCGCTTCCTTGATTGTGTAATCATGGATCAAATAGATGATGCGCTGGAAGATGAGGTATTGTGGAGAGTAGCGGATAGAGTAGATAGAACAATAGGTCAGGAGTCGGATGGTACGCCGGATAGTCATTATGACCAATCGCTTACGAAGGCGATGCGACTAACTGGCGGATATGTCGAGTATCTACGGGAGAAGGGTCAACCGCTGATAAAGTCAGTAACTATTGATCGGAGTATGCTGTATCAGTGTATTCAGCTCGGTAAGTTCGTTGCCTATATGCGCGCTAGACCGAGTAAGAAACAGGAGGAGAAAGCGGAGAGGGAATTCGCGGCTAGGCTGGTGGAGCAACATATAAGACTGGCGAAGTGCTTGTGCGTAGTGCTTGGCAAGACGAGTATGGATAGTGAAGTATTCCGTCGAGTTAGACTTGTGCGGATGGAGACAGCCAGAGGCAGAACACTTGAGATAGTGAAGAGGCTGTATAGTTGTGGTAATGAGGGTGCCGCATCATCGGCACTGGCGATATGGACCGGGCAGAAGGAAGAATCGGAGAAGGATTTGCTTAGATTTCTGCGTAAGATTCAGGTAGTGGAGAACTTTCAAACTACGATACATGGTATACGCGGGCCGCTCAAGTGGAAGCTAACAGCAAAGCTTGCTGAACTGTATAGGTATGTAATATCCAGTGAAGGAGCCACTGTCAATGCCGATTAGAGAAACAAGGACACTGAAGCTAACACTAAGCATACGGCAACATCAAATTATAGATGATGCCATTAAAGCAGCGACAAGGGATATTGCGGTAGCAAGAATCGGAGGAGATAATGTCTGTAAGACCAATAGGAATAAGAATGAGCCGCTGAAGGATGATGAGGCAATCGCGGGTAAGGTCTCAATGTCTGCAAGACCGACAGCCGAACAGTGTTTGACCATGATTTGCGGACAGTGGTTATCGCCTCCTTTCTAGAGTCATTAACATATGTTGCTTCAGCAATTACAGCCGCCGTTGGTGTTCGTGACTGTTGACGGTCGGAAGTGTCTTGCTCTAATGGCTCTTGATTACGGGTGTGAGTATGACACTCTATTTCTCTGTGGTATGGTCGAGTCGCGCGAATTATGGTGGTTGCCTCATTCGCAATTGCGTCTAGGTGACAACATCAGTCTAGGGCGGGGAGAAAATGCTGTGGGGAGGAAAAAGATTCGTGACAAAAAAGTAAAGATTTGATTATGCTTACGAAATTGTGACGACGTTGACATAACACTATAGAAGGCTGAATAAATGTTATGGCGCGATCTAAGGTAACACAACCGAGTAACAAGAAGGTAGATTTGTCCAATCTGTCTTTGTGGCTCACTGTGAAGCAAAGGCTGTTTTGTCACGCATTTGCTGCTGATCCCGAATTAAACGTAAGTCGCGCAGCAAGGAAGGTAGGATTCGCCGCAAGCAGTATCCCGAATCTTACGAGGAATGAGCACATAAAAGCATTCATCGGACGAATCCTATATGAACGTGCCAAGCAATTCGAAGTAACGGGTCAGAGGGTGGTAGAGGAATTGACTCGCATCGGCCTGTTCAATCCGCAACGGCTTTTCAACCCGGAAAATGGGCATTTGCTGCCGATTCTGGAATTGTCGGAAGAGGTTGCTTCCGCCCTTTCGTCTATGGACGTGGAGACAGAAGTAAGAGTAACTACCACAATTGACGGTAAGAAAACTATAGAGCGCACTACTACAGTTACGCGATATAGGTTCTGGAATAAGCTTGAAGCACTGCGCAATCTATGTGAGCACTTGGGACTATTGAAGCCAAGCAATGGTGAGAGTGATGTTAAGGTGTTGGTGTTAGATTGGAATAACATCATGGCCCGTGCTCGCAATGAGGAAGTGATAGACAGTACGGTTAAGCAAGTTCCAAATCTCATAAGCGGTGCAGATGAGATAGAACAGAAAATCAAGCAAGTTAAGTGCCAGTAGGGGTGATGTTATGCAAGACGCAGGATTTGAACGTGAAATACTTATGTCCGATATCGGAGCATATCGGCCGTACAAGTCAGCGGATGGCGCAACATATGTAACACTTAGAAATCCAATCACTGGTGTAAAGGAGATGGTTGAATACACTGGTGATGAGACTGTATGGAGCAAAGAAGAATGGATACAGATAGATCGACTTGTCAATGAGGAATTCTGTAAGCATACTCCGCTGCTGAGTGCTCTGTTCAAATCCAAGCTACAGTTTGAGTGTACCCTTAAATCCTGCTTTCTTCTTAACCCGGTACTGCCTGTTGAGAACACACAAGGAAGTGAGGATATTGAAGGGACATTTGTGATAAAGGAAATACCTCTACGCATACGCTGGGTAGAATGTAATGCAATCGCTCGCACAAACAAGGCTAATCTGTTCTCCATTCGTCGGCTAATGGAATCGGCTAAGAAGCTGGCTGAGACGGTCGAATGCGTATTCTGCAATGCATTACTGGTAGCGGCTAAACACGACGCGGATGAAAAGATATACACTGTTTCGGAATCACAAAAGGTACTTGCTGAGCGTAGGTACTACGGACCATATGGAGTATGCGTTCCGACAGTGTTGGATAACAAAGGTAACGAAGTTGATGTACAGTATGATAACGCACAGACTATTCAGAGTCCACAATGTGAGAGCGCAGTTATATTCCAGATGACTCCGGACGTGATAAGGGCAATAGTGGGTCTATGGGTAACTACCATTATGTATAGTGGGAACTTCCGGATTGTCTGTTGTATCGCGCCGCAGGTTCGCTCCGATTACAAGGGTAAGTACGGAATACTCTGTGTTAGGTGATATCAAATGTCCACTGTAAAGATGACTTGCTCCATATGCGGTCGCAATCGGATAATGTGGAGAGGCAATGTATGTAGATTGTGTAGCAGCAAGCTGCCGACAATTAAGCTTGTGGATGAAGGGCTGTCTGTTCCGATAAAGGAGGAGATAGCACGACGGATAGATAGGTATGCTAGACGCGCGGCGTTGAGACAGAACCTTTTTAAGTAAGGGAGCGGTGCTATGTCGAGGTCAATTCGGCCGATTCTCAATCGCGTTATCGTATTACCGGATGGACCCGAGACAATCAGTAAAGGAGGAATTCAACTACCGGATAACGTAAGGGATTATGGGAAGGCTAAGCGCGGAACGGTTAGATCGGTGGGCAGTGGACGTGGACCGGACGGCATTAAGAATGAGATGGAAGTATGCTCCGGAGATATTGTCATCTACAATCCACATGCTGGAGTTGATGTAGAGATTGGTGGCACTAAGCTGGTGATACTCTCTGAATTCGATATCCTGGCGATAGTAGATTCAAAGGAGTAAAACTATGATGACTGAGAAAGACTGCATTCTTATGTCTGACTTCCTGGCGGTCCAACTGGTGAAGGGTATCCTTAACAGTTGTGCTCCTACGGCAGATACCCTGGAGTATATCACGGAGTACAAAAAGGCATACACTGCTATAGATAACATGGAAGGGATTCTACTGGGGAGGATAAGAAATCCGAATGAGACGGAAAAAGAGTCTCATCTTCACAAGAAAAAAGAGTCTCATCTTCACAAGAATACGATGAGATGCGATATCTCCGGAGCATACTTCCATAGTTGTTCGTTCGATCAATTCGGCGCGGATGGGACACCTATAGGCTGGGCGAGGAGGTTAGCGAAGGATACAATACTAACATCGAATCAATTCGAGCAATCCGTTAGTATTGAGAATCATCACCCAACGGGATTGTCAGAGCTAGTACACGCCTCCGATATACCTATAGTTCAGGATGGGGTATACCTATTCACTTGCTATATGGCAGGGTTCAACGTATCATTTGAATACGAAGGTAGCAGTGAAATACACATTTCATGGCATGCGGCTGATGGCTCATGTATTGAATCCGACTGGTCGAACGCATTACCTAGCGGTGATACACCCTGGACCCAAGTAGCTACGAACAACATAGTACCGCCTCATAACGCTGTATCTGCTATGCTGCATCTATCCGTCGAAAACACTTCGGGTAAGGTCAGCTTCCGGGAGCCAATGTTTAGGAGGATTATGTGATGGGTGCAGAGACTAAACCGTCTCCATATGATCCGACGATTAGAGATGAATTCGCAATGGCTGCGTTATGCGGATTCTGTTCTCAGGTGAGATGGGTTCCACCGCAAGAGTTGGTGGATAAGATATCGAAGGATTTGGCGCAGTATGCCTACGTAGTTGCCGATGCGATGATGGTTGCGAGGGGAGAATAATAGCACAATGAGCTTACCGCTGACACTAAAGGATGCGATGAATGCGCTGATAGATGGAGTACCATCCTTAGAGGAGAATTCAGTAAGTGTTAGGTTAGGATTCATAGTCGGTGCAAAGTGGATTCTGAGTCTAACAAGTAATACTGGAGAAGGTGAACTTGATACAGCGCTGCTTGATAGGATTGATAGGGACATAGACGATCTAGTATCTGAAATGTCGAAAGCCCATGAGCGACGTAATGGCAATGGCTAACGTGCAACTACTCGGCGGATTAATGGATGGTATGGTAGTCGAGACCTTAACAGACTTCCCGCTTGACTACATTGAATTCTATCACTACGGCAGTGATACCTTCCGCATGACAGCTAACATCAATCGCAAATGTATGCTGACGCCAATAGTTCAGCGGCCATATCTACGTAAGACAACATACGTATTGGATCGGCTATCGGGTAACTATGTATTTGATTCTGTCAGGAGGTATGAGAAATGAGATTCATAAGTTTAACAGTAGGTCTCGATGATGGACAAACGATCGAAATAAGGAATATTCAACGTGCAACGATTGTTTTTGATGGTGATGCTGTTGTAAAGGATATCATCATTGCGATGATTAATCTTACTGCCTGTATTGACTCCATCAACAGGTATGCGATTCAAAGGGACAAGTGATATGGAACAAGCAATCTGCATTATAGCAACTGTTACTGCGGTATGTATGCTGTATGTACGTCTCCAGAGGATTGAGCAAAACACTGAGCATACAGCAATGTATGTTCGCCTCACGTACAAGGTGTATGAAGAGATGTCCCGTGAAGCTGAGCGCAACAGAATAAAGGAATTAGGACAATGAATCGACGCGCATTCCTTAGACGCATCGCAGCGACAGCCGCCAGTATGATTCTGGCTCCGATTGCATTTGCACCGCTGCGAGAAGTCTTTAAGGTAAAGAGATATGTCTACGGTATCGGTGGGCTAGACATTACAATAACACAGTGGGAAACCCTAGGTGGTATGGACCTATCCTATACCACATTAGATGAACTGATTCTACAGCGGGCCGTTACTAAATCGCAGGAGGCGATGGAAAAGAAGGTCATTGCGGCATGTGGAATAAAGCATACTGTGCGGAGCTAGTTGAGTATGGACCCAACCACTGCAATAGACCCGCTGAAGCTCGGTCGCATATTGTGGCCGGACGTTAGATTTTACAAGCAACAGGAAGAGATAATCAATAGTGCGCTGTGGAACTATGAAACATATGTACCTGCGGGTAACATGTTGGGTAAGGATTTTGTTGCCGGATTCATAGCAGTTACATTTTTCCTCATCTTCCCAGAGAGTAATCTAAATCATACAAGAGTCATAACGACAAGCGTTAAGGACGACCACCTAAGAGTACTATGGGGTGAGATTGGCCGATTCATTCAAACAGCACAGTCGCCACTTGAGATAAAGAAGGGTGGGCTGTTGCAAGTCAATCATAGAGATATCCGACGTGTCGCATATCATCAGCAATGTCCCGTATGCTATATCCGTGGAATGGTAAGCGAAAGAGGAGAAGGTTTAGCGGGGCATCATGCGACCAATACAATAGCAGTTATCGATGAAGCTTCCGGTGTCGATGATATGGTGTATACGCAAATCGCAACATGGGCGGATAGGATACTGGTACTTGGCAATCCGAATCCCTGTACCAACTTCTTCTTTCATGCTGTCAAGGCAGGAGACTTGAGAGCTAAGTAACGGATATGGAAACATATTATCGTAAGGTCATACGAATCAAGGCGGAAGACTCGCCCAACGTGCGCGCTGCACTTTATGAGATATCACAGGGATTGCCTGTATCGCATAGAGAGATGATTCCCGGAGTACTGAGCTACAGAGAGTATCTAAAGCGCAGGGAAACATGGGACCCAATACGTCAATGTATAGGGCTGGATGCTGAGTTTTACGAAGATGCTTCTGTGTTGATGTTTCCTCCGCACTGGCTGAACGAATGCGAAGCATTTGCAGCGAGTATATCTAAGAGGGAAAGACGAGCCAAGGCAATAGGTATTGATCCGGGCGAAGGCGACGCCAATACAACAATGTCAGCTGTTGATGAACTTGGATTGATTGAACAGGTCAGCAAGCGCACGCCGGATACATCAGTGATAACAGGCGATGCAATTGCATTCATGCGTAAACATGGAGTGTCGCCTGATAAGGTTATGTTCGACAGAGGCGGAGGAGGTAAGGAGCATGCGGACAGATTGAGGCGACACGGCTACAATGTTAGAACTGTAGCATTTGGTGAATCATTGCTTCCCGATCTAAAGCGCACCGGTGTACTGAGGCTATACGATGAGAAATTTGCTAACATAGAGGATAGATATACTTACAAGAATCGACGCGCTGAGATGTTCGGTATACTCCGGTTATTGATTGATCCGAAGGGAACTAACGTCGAGAGATATGGGGGATTTGCTATACCGGCGGAGTATACAGAACTAAGGCGACAGCTTAGCTTGATTCCATTGACATTCGATTCCGAAGGTAGGTTGGAACTACTTCCTAAGAATAGGAGAGGAGTAACACTTGGAACAAATGTTGATAGTCGAGTTAAGACGCTTGTCGAGCTAATAGGCAAATCGCCGGATGAAGCGGACTCACTGGTACTGGCGTGCTTCGGTATGGTCCATAAGGACTATAGGCCAATGGCAGGAGCGGTGTGATATGCCAAAGTTCATAGTACTGCATTCATATCCTCACCCACAGATACAGGGGGAAATCTATGTTAATCCTGATTGTATCATAGCTTTCTCATCTCACAAGGAAGGCGGGACGTTACTATTGCTAAACGGTACTACTGGAGCAACCAGAGTAAGGGAGGCGAAACAAGAAATCGTGGGTATGCTATCCATGTGTAGCCAATTGATGGGGAAAGGATGCAACAATGCCGACAACTTACAGTAGCAGCCGCGCGAAAGAGAGGATGACCAAGCCACTTACAAGGGAAGTAATTGGAGTAGTAAGTCACAAAATGTCCTATATTGCCTGGATAATGGGTGATGATGGACATTGGATACAGCATATGAAAGGTATGGACCATTATCAACTATGGGAAGCATGCTGGCGCAAGAACGATAAGCCCGAGCATTGCTGGCGGCCCCGCGTTGTCCTTCCCGAAGGACAGTTACCCCCTACCGTATCGGAGGCGAAGCAATGAGGATCATTAGTGGATTCGATGTTTATGGGTGGGCAGAAACACAGGCGTTCCTAAAGAGACTTGGATTTCCTGTTGACTTGGCGATAAAATCTCTGACGATATCTCTGGACGAATTCCAGGCGCACGTATCACTTGTGTATGTGGTAAAAGGAAAAGACGTTGATAGTGAAGAGGTATACTCCGGAGTAGCAACGCGATTCGATGAGGATGATGATAAGCCTTCTATAGTGAGGGTGAATCGCCCGCCATAGTGAGTAAGTGAGAGTCAGTTATGAATATCAACCCCGATAGCAATGATGACCGCGAGCCAACAATTCAATCGCAGATTGAGTTGAACTGGCAAGCATACTTCTATGCGTTCAGTAAGCTACATGGTGGCAACCCTGTTGAATTTGAGGGTCGCTTACTATGGCAAGACGGCTATATGTATAGCAAGAGTGACTATCTCGGTCCGGAATGGCCACCCCCGCGCAATAGAAAGGAGCTACTGAGGCTAAGGGCTGCCTACTGGACAAGACGAAGAAAGATTGTCGATAATGAGCGGCTTAAGCTCAAGTTAGAGATTGACCAACTACTGTTAACGCAGCGTATCCGTAGCGCTCCATTGCAGCAAACGGTTGGCATACCTATAGAAGAGACAGAAGATGGTATGACACGTTATACATATAGGAATCAAGATGTAGACGTTAAGATGCTGATTGAAAGACTCACCTGGCTCACAGATGATGTTCTACTTTGTGATGAACAGCTGAGAAACATTGTAACGCCTATATCTTCTCCGCTACCGAGTCATTTACCTATTACCAAGTCTGGAGCGGGCTAAGTGGAGAATGTAAGTTATGGCAGCGAGGAAGCCAAAGCAATCAACAGGAAGCAACAATAACGGACTTACAGGAAATAACAACGGAATAGTACATCACAATTCACCATTCGGAGGATTCGCTGACCCCATAGCAATCAATCGACTACAGGAGACAGTAGCTAATTGGTTCAGTGCTGAGTCTTCTACGTTCCGTCGCGACCCTCTGAGTCAGACTCTCGACCCACGCCGATCTATTGCTGATGAATGCGGCTATCCCAATACATTTGGGATACCCCCGACACTCTATCGCGAGCTGTATATGCGCGACCCTATAGGCCGTCGCGTAGTGCAGCTTATGCCGAAAGAGTGTTGGCAGACTCAGCCGAGTATCAGCGAGGATGATGACCCGGAGAAATCAACAGACTTTGAAGAGGCGTGGGATGAATTGGGGCAATCACTGCGCGCCGAGAAATGTTGGTATCAAGATGAGGAAGGTTCGCCGATATGGGAACATCTGAGGCGCATAGACATACTCTCCGGTATCGGGCATTTCGGAGTATTGCTTATAGGTGTTGATGATGGTAAGAACCTGGATCAACCAATTGACGGGGTGGTATCGCTCACTCCGCAATCGACCGACTACAAAGCAAATCCGAGAAGTGAGTATGATACTCCCGGACGTAACGCTTTCACTTATCCTTCTACTCCGGTTGTTAACTCGGCAATACGCGACGAAGGATGGGAAGGCGGTAAGAAGAAGGATCAAATAATCTCGGAGGAAAATGAGTATATCGTTAGAAATAAAAATCCGAACGATGACAGAATACAACGCGGTTCTGGATATGCTAGCGATCAATTCTATGAACAAACGACGCCGAATCAAAATGACCCCGGCAATTGGGGCTATGCTTCCACTGTTGCCCCGCTTGGAACCGACGCGCAGTATGTAGGCGTCGAGTTATCTCCTCCTCAGTACCCAATCAACAAGCCGAGTAGTAAGCAGCGAAGGATATTGTTTCTACGCGCATTCGATGAAGCGCTAGTACAGATAGTACAGTATGAAGCTGATATTCGTAATCCGCGCTTCTCACTGCCGATTATGTACAGGATCACATTGAATGATCCGAGAGACCAACACTCGGGAGTTGGCCTACCATTAGCGACTGTCCGCGTTCACTGGTCGAGAGTAGTACACATCGCCGACAATCTAACGTCAAGTGAGATATTTGGCGACCCAAGAATGAGAAGTGTACTCAATCGACTACTCGACCTACAGAAGATGTATGGCGGTAGTGGCGAAGGATACTGGCGAATGGCATCGCCGGGGCTGTCACTGGAGACTCACCCTCAAATGGGTGGCGATGCGCTTATCAATAAGCCTCAACTGTTGAATGATCTTGAACAGTACTTTAATGGTTTGCAGAGGCAACTGATTCTTCGGGGTATGGCAGCCAAGACTATCTCGGGTACTGTGCAAGACCCGGCAGGATTCATAGAGAGTCAGATAACAGCTATATGTATAGATCAAGGCTGTCCCAAGCGCGTATTTATGGGTGCGGAGCGGGGAGAGTTAGCAAGTAGTCAAGATGACGATAACTGGAATGACAGGAAGCGCGAACGTCAACTCAACTACATCACCCCGCGTATCATCGTGCCGTTTATCGACCGACTGATACTCATTGGCGTGTTACCGGAGCCAGAGGGATATAGCGTGACATGGCCATCACTGGACGCAATTAGTGCGAAAGACAAAGCTATGATTGCATTCCAGAAGACGCAAGCGGCTGCGTTGTATGTATCCGGTAACTTGGAGACATTCATTACACCGCTTGATTATATGACTGACTTCTTGGAAATTGAAGATGATAGAGCCAAGGCTATGCTTAAGGCATCGCAAGAAGCGCATGAACAGGAGGAAACATCTACCATACCACCGCAAGGCGATGCTGGGCATCCTGCCGCAACTACTGATGAGAAACAGGAGGCACAGCAACAGCGATTCGAGCAACAGCAACAGTACAAGGAAGACAACGAAGAAGATAAAGAGGAAGATAAGGAAGACGAAAAGGAAGATAACAAGGATGATGATGACGAAGAATCCAACAAGGGAGACGATGGAGAAGGTGAAGGGGATAACAAGGAGGAGGATGAAGAGTAATGAGAGTTAGAAACAATCTACAGCATAGGCGGATGATACTACAACGCTGTCTCTCCGTTAATCCATTTGTAAGTGAAGCACAAAGAAAGTGGATGTATGCAAATGATCCAGAAATGGCCCGGAGATGGGAAAAACATACACCCAAGGATAAGAAGCTCCCGAAGAAAAAGAAACAAACAACGTCGAATGCCAAGAGACAAAAGCCATACTATAAGATCGACCCGACCCGAAGCTTGACTCTCCGCCGCGTCTTCGCACGGGACATTAGAAGGGCATTTGCGAGGCTGAAGGGGCACGTCCACAAGCTTCTAGTGACCGATGACGCCTTCGGACTCCGGGACCGTATCCCGCTCGTTCCTGCGTCGATTGTGACAGGAGCGACGCTGCGCGTGAACGCTTTCTGCCCTACCGGAGAAGGCGGAGGTATTGACCCTACTTGCTCGCCAAGTGGTAGCACCGGTAAGAGTGAAGGTCATTGGGCGGAGAAATCAGAAGTACCCCCTGAACCGGGAACTACACCCATACCTGAAGGACACATAAGAGCATATCACTACTATAATAAGTTTCCGATTGAAAAAGGCGAATCAGAAGATGATGCTAAGCATAAGGCAGCTGAAGCTCTCCGTAAAGGAGGTATAGACATAAGTAAAGCAGTTGGACATACCTATGCTGAGCCAGACATGGTATGGGCATCAACAGAGAAACCGAGAGAAGAATTTGTATATGCTGAATTCCACATAGCTGCTAATGACCCGAGATGGGACATCGGTAAGCCGGATAAAGACGTGAATCTCAGGGAATGGGAGAAGAGAAAAACCGATTTCACTTTCTCGGGATCAATCAAGCCGAGCGAGATAATAGGAGTGCACGAGCCTTGGCATGACAGTTATCGTTATATAAAGGAGCATCCGGATTTGATAAAGGAAGCTAGAGAAGGAAAGCTGGATTATTTGCTTGACACAGAAGGTTATCGCCCAGCTGTTCTTAAGGTGAAGTCCGAACTAGCTGTTAATATCTCGACTAACTGTAGCAATGGGCTTCATATCATCGAAGTGCCTGACATACGTCAAACGGATCATTATAGTTGTGGCGCGGCTATAGCTATGTCTGTGGGAAGATACTTCGGAGTCGGTCCCGAGACTCTGCCGGAATGGAAGCATGAGCTAGGTACAGATGTAGAGGAGAGCACGAATCCGAAAGCAATAGTGGCATACCTGCGCTCGCTCGGGTTGGACGTGCAAGAACAAAGGAAGATGAGTATTGATAACTTGGCCGAATCAACCGCCAGAGGTAGTCCGGTTATAGTTCCAATACAGGACTATGGGCCATACATACCGAAGAAGGCGCGATTTGAATATGGACATTATCTAGCTGTGATAGGTGTAGGCTCCGGTTATGTGTTTTGTCAAGACTCATCGGAGGATAACGTAATAGGCGATAGCGGTAGCGCTCAGAAACCGGGTCGGGTGATGATAGGAGAAAGTGACTTCATCAAGGCTTGGCATGATAGAGATATAGAAGGCAACAAGTACATACGTTATGGTATCATCGTGAGTAAGCCGGGAGGTATGATAGAGAATGCTTTCTGTCCTACGGGACCGGGCGGAGGAGTAGACCCTACTTGTAGCCCGAGCGCAGGCAGTAGTGGGAAAATATATAGAACACCTGATGACGTAGAGAAAAAGAGTAGTTGGGGAGAAACTCATTACCAATGGAAGAATCAACCCGGCGCATTACTAACCGGTAAGCCGCTGAGCAGAGATGAAATTCCAAATACACTTTACCATACAACCATAGCTGGTCCAGCAGTACGAGAATCAGGTAGCCTACTAGGTCAGCGTGCCGACGCTGGTTTAGGTGGCGGACAGGAGGAAGGTGTATCGTTTACAACATCAAAATCGGATGCCGAACTAATACAGCGCGAGCTAGTTAGAAGTATTCACATAGCAAAGGGTGAGAAAACTATAGATGACTTTCCGGCAATGGCGCGAGAAGATGAGAAGATTGGCGGTATGCCATCCGGGTCATTAGATGTAGCAGTTCGAGAGGCGCGAGTGGGTTATGATGTAAACATCACAGGAGAAAGCAAGAATCCGCTTCATAAGGAGAGTACAACTCGGGATGCCTATAAGAGCTATTTAAGCAGTAGGGAATCCGCCGCGACGAAGCATGCTGGAGGATTCGATAAGAGAGAAGGACACCCGGCTTATGAAAACCTAAAGAATCCGATGCTATTTGGTAAGCTCACTTCAATGCGGACCCGCGATCCATCACATGTTGAGATAATGACAGTAGACAAGTCGAGTATTCCGCGCAAGGCACTGATAACAACAGGATCAGATGATTATTTGCATGAAGTGAGAGTCTATAGTGATGTACCGCTAAAGGGCGGCACGCGCAACGTCTTATCTCCTGTCGATAACACGCGCTGGAAGTTCGCAAGTGACCCTCAGAAGCTCAAGTCATTTCAGCAGTGGGTTAAGGCTCAGATAGAACAAACAGTTAAGAGTAAGAAGCAGAAGGATGATGTATGGGATAGATATATAGAAATGGGATTTAGAAAAGGCGCGGGCCGTAGCTTCGATGATGTACGCAAGGCTAGAAGTGAATCAATGGGAGAGAAGCAGCCATACTATGAAGGTACTAAGGAGGAATTCCTACGCTCCTCATTCGCTCAACCCATAGCTAAGGAAAAGCTGGAGCTACTGGTATCCAGAAGCTTCGATGAGTTGGAAGGTGTGACCGATGAAATGGATCGGAGAATGACAAGGGAATTAGCGGACGGGCTGGTAGAAGGTAAGAGCCCGCGAGACATAGCAAGAGATGTTAACAAAGAGGTTGACTTAGGTCAAGAGCGGGCACTAAGAGTAGCTCGCACAGAGATTATACGCGCACATGCGGAAGGACAATTGATAGCACTGGAAGGACTAGGTGTTGAGGAGTTAGGCGTACAAGTCGAATGGTCAACGGCAGAGGATGAAGATGTATGCCCCGAATGCGAGGCTATGGAAGGGACCATAATAGATATAGATGATGCACATAATATGATACCGATGCACCCTAACTGTCGCTGTGCCTGGATACCAGCTCTGCCGGAGGGGATAACAGGGAATAGATATACTACTAGTAATGTTAGAATGAGCTACTTTACTGATTGTCCGCGAGACGATCATGGTCATTGTCTACCGTCAGGTACAGCGGATATAGCTTCTAAATCTGAACTGAAAGAAGCGCAAAAACTAGCTATAGAAAAGGGTGATAATGTAAAACCACCTACCAAAGAAGAGAAGAAATCAGCGGCAGAGAGAATAGCAAGGATCGGCGTGAATGAATATCGAAACGAGATAAAAGGTAATTCAGTAGATCGAAGAAGGCGCAGGGAATTTTTACTAAACGAATTCGGGGATGGACATACTTGTCCATGTGTATATTGCGGTCGGCGATTAACTGATTCGACACTAACACAAGACAAGATTTATACGAGTCACGAAGGTGGTAGATATAGACATGATAATTTAGTACCTGCCTGTGAAGGATGTAACAAAGCTAGGGGTGATACACATTGGGAGAATATAAAATGGTCCAAGCAATAGGATTAACGTATTATGATGATGAAAGAGATATTCCCTCATATAAAGTTAAGGGTAAGCTAACTGTTCGATATATTCCCATCTTGGACTATGATCAGTATGATATCAGTGGAACTATTGTTGATCCGACAACAGTTAAAGAATTAGATAATAAGGTAACTAATAAGATAAATCCTATTGATATAATTGATAGATTGTTCAATTGTGAGGAGTAGTAATAGCTATGGAAATTCTAAGTAACATACCGAATAACAGTAAGCCTCCGAAGCCGGTTACTGAATTCACCCCTGTACAACGTAGAATGCTCGCTGTACTATCCGATGGTATGCCTCATCGTAAGCATGAGTTATACCCATGCTTAAATGATGACTTAGCCGATATGAAGGCAATAACAGTGCATATATCGGCTATGCGGAAAATCCTTAGACCGAAAGGAGAGGATATTGTATGTGAGTATAATAGATATATCTACTGGTACAGACATATTCGATTGCTGCAATCTGCTTACAAGTCCTAACTACTTAGTACTTCCATTCCTCTGTTATTGGTTGCATACTCTAGTCTTACTCGAATCTCTCTTCCATTGTCGATCTATCTCGGGTTAGATTGATTCCCCTAGATGGAGATATTGGCAGCGAATCAAATCGCGGCTAAGCCGAAACGTGTTATACGCAACGGCAGGGAATACTACCTAGTTTGTGCCACGTCTATAGTTCCCGGTGTTCTACCGGGTTCACAAGGTCCGCTCTTCTATCCGCATAATGAGATAAAGCGCAACTATCGCGATTGGAACCGTATACCGGTAACACTCAATCACCCATTCCGCAACGGGATATATGTGAGTGCTACCGATCCGATTGTAATAGACAAGCAAGGGATAGGAGAGATATACGAGACAGAGGTTAACGGCAAGCTAAAGCACAACCTCTTGATCGACATTGAGAAGGCTAACCGGCTTGACAAGCGTATCGTGCAGAACATAGAGCGCGGCATACCGATTGAGTTGAGTACGGGATTGTATACAGATAACATACCCGCACCCATGGGCGCGCATTACAACGGTAAGACCTACTCACACATAGCACGCAACTACAGGCCCGACCATATAGCAATCCTGCCGGATCAAGTGGGTGCTTGCTCGTTACAGGATGGTTGCGGGGTACTGGTAAATAAAAAAATGATCACAGATAATACAAGAGTGAGTAACATGGGTGAAGATAAACTAAGCATACTTTCTAAAGTAGTCAACTGGCTCACTGGTAATGAAGAACAGCCCAGACACGAAAACGGACAGTACCTACACAAGGGGGGTAGGGCCGGATCGAAGCAAGTGCAGTCAGCAGCGGAAGAGGGTTATACCTATTATGGTGCCGAATGCGTCGATCCTGTGGAAGAGCAAACGGAGCTAGTGGAAGAGGATGAATCACTAGAGAATCCGGCCGGAGACGGTAGAGGTCTAGCGACTCCAAGGAAGGAGCCGTATGAAGATGAAGAGGAAGAAGAGGGACATATAAAGCCTGGAACAATGTTAGAGGAGGAATCAGAAGAACATCAGGAGCCTATTAGACTAACTGGTAATACTTGGACAGATGAAGCAAGAGAAGCATCTAAGGCTTCAAGGGCAGCAAGTGCCAACAGAGGAGCTACAGCAAGACATATGGCCTATTCTAAGTTTGCAAACGCAGCATCCGAAGTAGCTGGTAAGGAACCTACTATAGCAAATCACGGAAATGCTGCAAGTGCTCATCTAGAAGCGGCAAGTAAATATAGTAAGTCAGCTGCCGATCATGAAAGTAAAGGTAGGTCGGAACAGGCTGGCTTACACAAAGCAGCAGCAGAGGCACATATGCGCGCGGCCGGAGCGCATTTTCAGCAACAAGAAGCTATGCGAGGTTCGGCTAGAAAACTAACCACACATGGGGTATATAACGTCTCAAGTAAGCTGAGTCACTCCGAGATTCATGAGTCATTGCAAGGACAACTAAGAGACAAGCATAGCCAGAATGAACCGCAGGCTATGGTACAGCATGTGTATGACGATCATTTGATTTACGAAAAGGGCGGTAAGTCCTACAAGAGCGGATATGAAACAAAATCCCATCGCGACGGTAAGGATACTGTACACCTATCTAAAGATGAACCGCAGGAAGTAGAAAAGAATATGAGCTATAACAGGCGCACAGATAATCTCGTTATAGCCTATAACAGGAAGTGGACGCAGAAGATGAGGGACAAGCTCTCTGATGAAGACTTCGCCGGACCCCATCAAAGCTTCCCTATTAAGACGCAAGAGGATTTAGAGGCTGCCGTACATTCGATGGGTCGGGCCGGAGGTTCCATCTCGGCGATAAAGGCGGGGATCAAACGCATCGCGAAACGTAAGGGTCTCAAGCTACCGGAAGCGTGGCAAAAGGAGACTACAACTAACATGCGACTAACTGCTAATACATGGTCAGATGAAGCGAGAGAAGCAGCAGCCGCAGCTAGGAAAGCATCGGCAGTGGCAAGCAAAGGAGATATTGTAGGCAAACTCAGGTCACAAACTGCCGAAGAATCAACGCATCAGGCTAACGAAGCTTCAAGAACAGCGCATACGGCTCATGATCATCAAGTAGCCGCTGCCTTACATGGGCAAGCTATGCGGGGTCATTCATATGGAGAAAGAGAGCATGGGCAAGAAGCAAGTACAGGAAAAGATAGACTCGCCATGAAGATAAGTAAGTCCGATAGGGCCGCATCGAAGGAAGCATCTAGCTATCATGGAAAAGCAGCAGAGGCTCATAAGAACCTAAGAGATTATCACGATAGGCAAGCAGCGGCTATGACAGGTAATTCAACTCACAACCAACGAAAGAGGATTAGAACTATGAATCGCGAACAGATGCTAGAGCAGCTTACCGCAAATTGCAGCTGCGAAAATGACAAGGTAGCTCTCAACTCATTGAGTGATGAAACGCTACAACTTGTGTTGCTCAATGCTAAAGCAGAAGGATCGAATGCCGATGTAACAGGTAAGACCGGCGCGATGCAAGCCGGAGGTAAGGGAACCAAGGACGAATACCAACAGAATAGGACCGACGAAGAAGAGGGAGACGATGACGAAGATGAAGAGGATGAAGAAGAAGTGGAGCATGACAAAGGGGGGCGTAAGCGTACCCGAAACGGCGGGACAACCGCCAATCAACTAACTATGAATCAGTGGTTGGCTATGGCTCCTCCCGAAGCGCGAGAGGCGCATCAAGCCTCTATGGAAATAGTCAACGCCGAGAGGCAGAAGCTAATCACTCGGCTTGTTGCCAATACGAGGAGTGAGAAGGAGAAACAGGATGCGCTTAAGTGGCTCAATCTTAAGAAGCTTCCTGAGCTACGCCAAATGGTATCTATTCTTCCTCTGCCCGTAGTTAATCAGAATCGCTACGGCGGTTTGCCAAGTCAGCAACAGAATGCCGCTAACTACATAGGTCAAGGTGGCGGACCGCCTCCTGTAACAAATAAGGATAGTGGGGATGATGATGTACTGGATATCCTCACTATGAATCAGTTCATTAAGGAAGAGGAAGCTAAGAAGGTTCAAGTCAAGAAGGCTTAAGGGTTATACACTACCGAACATTTACATAGAGGGATAACAAAAATGAAGGGTAACACGATTGTACTAACCTCTAATCCTAAGGGTCTATTCCTTGAAGGGATTATAGGTGATACCAGTCTACCGGGTACGGCTATGCAATTGAAGGCTGCTACTGACGCCATTGTAGGCCGTCCTACCTGGGTCGCTGCCAGCATTGGTACAGATGGCGCACCGCAAGCTATATTCATCCTGCGAGAGGATGATTTACAGGGTAAGACTGTAGCTGATGCCTACGTTAACGGCACTCGCTGCTTCCTCTATGGTCCCATCGCGGGAGAGGAACTGAATATACGAGTAGGTGAAGGCGCCGGTACATCCAACACGTTTAACGTGGGTGATAAGCTTATGTTGGACTCGGATACCGGTACATTCATCCCTAGTACAGGTACTCCGCAATCTGTGCCATTCCAGGTGATGGAGCACGACGTACAGGTTGCGGCTAACGTACTTGTGTGGTGTATGTACACCGGCCATTAATAGTAACAGAGAAGCAAGAACCAGACCTGATAACAATAGAGGAATAACAAGCAATGTTTATTCAAGACTTTGTAGTAGATGGAGAGGGATACGGCCCGGTAGGTATGGCGATGGCGCAAAACCGATGGGACCCAGGCTTTCGTCGGCCATACTATGATAGGAATGGCAACCCCGCGGTAACAATCAATCGCGGGCGCTTCACCTATGAGAAGGGTGAGCGTAAATCAATCAAGGAGCATGTGTTAGTCCGTGACTTGATTGCCAATGGAGTTATGTCTCCTGTATTCAATGCTACTACTCTGCGCAAGGAAGAATGGCTAGAGCTGGATAGGGTGGTACTACGCGCTGCAAGATATCGTCTCCGCGCATGGCAAGACCTAGTAGAAGCCAACTCATTCGGCGGCTTTAATGCAATGGGTAAGCTGATACTAGAGCATGAAACAATGACCGATCCAGGTGAGGCTATCATAGATATGGACGGCCTAACTGAGGGTCGCAGTGATATGCCTAAGTTTCAATTGCAAGGCACGCCGCTGCCCATTACGCATGTTGATTTCTTCATCGATGCGCGTAAGCTGGCAGCGAGTAGGAATACCGGTACTCCTATTGATACGCAAATGGGAGAGGCAGGAGGTAGGCGTATTGGTGAGGCACTAGAAAAGCAAGCTATCGGTAATAACACCGGTGTATTGTATGGTGGCAATAGCACACAGGTAGGCGGGTATGGCCGCAACTCGCAGATTTGGGGATATACCACTTTCCCACCGCGACTTATCAAGAACAATATTGTAGCGCCAACAGCTGGTGGATGGACAGCCAGTAAGACTCTATCAGATGTTCTTGCCTCTCTGGACCTACTCCGTGCGAATAAGTTCTATGGTCCATTCGTTATCTATCATAGTAACGATTGGGACCAATACATGGATAACGATTACATCCTGACAGGCGGTAACGTAGCAACACAAACACTACGTAATCGTCTCCGCTCCATTGACGGTATCACAGACGTTAAGCGTCTTGACTTCCTGTTCTCGAAGCAGCCTGTAACAGACGTTACAAGTTCGAGCTACATCGGACCGGGTGGCGAAGGTATTGCAGCCGCTGCTAACCCGTTCACTCTGGTATTTGTACAGATGACAGCGGACGTGGCGCGAGCTATCAACGGTATGGATATTACCACGTTGCAATGGGAGTCAGTCGGCGGCATGCGCCTTAACTTTAAGGTTATGTGCATCCAAGTACCGCAGTTGAGAGCTGACTTCTACGGTAACTGTGGTATTCTCCATGCAACCACAAGCTAACATCATATGGGGCTGGTGTCAGGGAAGAGAGGCAATCCATTAACCTAGAGAGCGGTGAGAAACAGGAGTAAGAATAAGTAGAGCAATGGTTGATAGTCGTTAACGGCTCCCTGTAACGGCTCACAGGTACGACTACATAATGGCACACTACCTCTCTCAATTTAAGCGACACATAGCTATTGTTATAACTGCTATGGTAGCTCTTACCACCCTACTACTCTCCGGCGATACGCTAGTGAGAGGGAAACTACCGATAACAGTAGATATCCCTTTCGGGCGGGCACCGCCGGAGCTAGAGCCGACTTCGGCGCGTGACTCGCCCGAAGGGACTACCACTGGCGATAAGTTCATCGGCCCGCCGGAAGAAGAGATAACAGTATCACCTGGCATGACTGCTAGAGAGGCACAGGCTCTAGCCCTAGCCGACCTAACAACGGCAGTACCTCCGGCTATCCGGCCATACACTCATTACATATGGATTCCCAATGGTAAGCCGGAGGCGATGAAGGTAACATCACTGGCGCTGAACTACGCCAGCCGTGCCAGTGCCATTATTCGACCGGCTCCTATTGCGAATGGATACTTAATCCGAGTTGATCTACAGAAATACGCGGGTACTCTCTACTCACTAACGGAATGGTTGCGCTTTTGGGAAGAGTTTAGATTCGATCCCAGCTTCGCCAGGTTGATAACGCGGGATACTATCAGGTTCTTAGAAGATGACTTCGATTTTCCCTATCACTGGCGGGAAGAGATACGCTGGCTAGACCATCCCGGCGGTAGACTCGTATGCCCCGAAGATGATAAGTCGAGAGAGACAGGTGAGCGTCCATCATGGGAACTACCACAGGGTAGATACGATGTTAAGCTGTACTGGAAGGTATATGATATCGACGTGATACGTTTTGACTCTCCCAATCTCGACCCTAACGTATTTGCTCAACTAAAGAAGCTAACGAATAGTGAGGCTCCTGTAGTTGAGCATAGATACTTTAAGAGCCGACTACTTTCAACTATTAAGTTCGCCAATCGGAATAATCCGCAGGATAATGAGCAAGTATTTAACAAAGTGTTCGGCGGGCTATACTACGAATTCCGCGGTATTCGCCATGTTAGGGATGTACTCGGGAATAACACAAGGGCAACCGATCTTGACCTGTTCTTCGAGTCACTAGGTATCGGCAATATCCGTGCGAAGCTAACAACGGAGAGGCTGTTTGAAACTCTCCGCTCTGACCAGCGCATAGCTATATTCCGGAGCAACGTGACAGGTAAGCCTAGAGAGGTGGATATGTTCCACGTCCCTAGTGATAAGGAAGGTGGATCATGGGGAGCCATCACTAAGGATATCAAGGATGAGAACGTAGACATAGGCGATAGAGTATATGCGAACCTATTGAACCTTCAGCCTCAAGCGCTTGAAGCGCTGTTTCCCACTGTAACGTCATTACAGATAGCAGCCTTGTTCAACGGGAACGGAGAGTTACAAGACGAAGTGCCTTTCAACGTGGCGAATGACTCGACCATACCTAATCCATATACGAAGCGATTGCAGCCGATCATAAGCTGCTTACGCTGTCATGCTGGAGACGGTTCCAATGGTTGGAAAGACTTAACTAACGACGTTAAGAAGATGCTTAACGCCAGGAAGGGATTAGATATCGCCGGAGACTTGAGCGCAGGCAATTACTATCTCAATCGTACTATCTACTCTCCCACTATAGGTCTATTTGACTTTGATACTCTCGACCGGCTGGCAGGGTTATACGCTGGTGATTTCAGCACAAATATCCGCCGTGCTAAAGAAGACACGATGACAGCCATACTTAAATGTACTGGACCGTGGCAAGATGGTGGCGATCAAACAGATATCGCTAAGCTGGCAGTCAACTACTTGACGGGTGAGTATGCGGAATACAACTATGATCTTATCGACGCACAGGTAGCACTAAGAGAGTGCGGTATTGACTGTTCATCGAAAACACTGGCACAGGAGATATTCAATCAATTGATAGTGCCCGATCCGTCCAGCGATATCGGCGGATTCATTCTCGAAGACCCTATAGTAGGTGCGCTACATGCTGGTATTCCGGTTATGCGTACCGACTTCGCACTTAGAGAAAGCTTCATCGCAACAAGAGCATTGGCTAGACGAGATGCACTGCTGACCAAGTATGCAACCGTTAAACAGGAGACTAAGAAATGATTCGGCTCCTCGCTGTTGTACCTATCACCATTGCGAGTCTATGTTTCAATCTCGGATATAATGAGGCAAAGGCTGGAGGCGGATATGGATATCACCCGAGCTATTACTACTATCCGTCAGATTATGGCTATAGCTACATCTATCAAGACGGTTACTATTGGCTTGGTAACGAGGCTTACACTCGTTATTATAATCCTGGTTACTATTCCTGCGGCTACTACTATGCTCCTTATTACTCTTATGTTTACCATCATACTTACTATCGCCCAAGCTACAGTACGAGCTATACGAACAGTAATTGGCGCAGTCAGTTATTGGATATCGCCAAGCAGAGAGATTACAACGAAGGAGAATTAAGACGCCTAACAGTGGAGCAAGCGTCATTCTTAGAGGGGGTACAGGCGCTGGGTCTATCCGGTAATTTCAACATACAGGGATTCGGCCAACCGTTAGCTTATCCTGGCTATGGGCATAATTTTTTGTCTCCATATCGGTATAACTCCTCATTGAACTACGGTAACTACGGATTGAACGGACAGACTATCTATGGATATACCTACAACAGTCTAAAGGAGGCGTATGGCACTACAGATATGAACGTGCTATATGCTCAGGCAAATAAGCTCGCACAGAATGCACAGGCACTCGGCGGACAGGCAACCACTGAATTTCGCGATCTAGTAGGTGCCGCGGGTACAAATCAATCTCGGGTCGCTGAGATTCTAGCACGTGCGCGTGCGGCAGAGATTGCACTAAGGGCCACTGAGCCACAACCATCAGTAAGCGTCCAAACCAGTGAGAAGGAAGTAACTAAGGAAGGAGAAGGAGGAGAAACAGAAGTCAATAGGTCGGCCGTATCTCGCGGACCATTGAACGCAACTCCGGCGGAGATATACGGAGCATGGAAGCAGAGTGTCGAGCTAAGCGGCTGTCTAATGTGTCACTCAGGAGGCACAAAGAAGGGAGGATTCGACGTAACACTTTACCCGACGTTTACCCGAGAGCAACGGCAGAAGGTGCTTACGAGATTGGTTACAGATGATGAAACGAAACGTATGCCGCGTACCAAGGACGGACACGCGGGCCGTCGATTGACAGATGAGGAGCTAGCAATATGGGCATCAGTGGTAGGTATTCAACAGCAGCAGCCGGGGCCAATGCAACCAAGAGTCAATCCTAAGAAGCAACAGCAACAAAGGCAACCGTCAACTTCTTACTAAGAAAGAGAGCATCAACCATGAAGAAGATTATTGTGTGTCTCGCATCAATGTTCGGAGTACTCCTCCTTTGCAACAGTGAAGTAAAGGCGCAATGCGCAAGCTCGGCAGTGATAGTTAGCCCGGCGGAAGCTATTATCGCTGAGCCTGCGACAACTGTTATTGCTCCTGCCCCGTTTGTTATACAGCAAGCGGTTATCGCTACTCCGTTTGTTGTACCTACATTCACATATACAACTCCGTTCTTTGCACAGCGAGCATTCTTCGGGAACAGCATTGCCTTCGCGCATGGGGGATTTGTGAATACCTTCGCAGGTAGGGGATTCAATAACTTCGTCAATGTCCGCGTAGGTAACAACGGATTTGTTCGCGGAGGTAGAGGCGTGGCAGTAGGACGTGAATCAATACGCATTACCAATAGGAGTCGAGTTAGTAGGCGATAGAGAGCTTCGGCTGCCGCGCGCTGTGGGGGTTAGAGACAGGGAACCGTTTCTAACTCCCCACACTTTCATAACGGGAAAAAGATACGTGACAAAAAAGTATAGATTATGCTGAAGGATAAAGGGCTAATGAAACCATTTGCAACTTCTTACATTCGAAGAAGTCATACAGTAGCGCGGTCTCATTCTATAGTGGATGTACTGCGCAAGATCGGGCAGTTTAGAGGAGTGGGAGGCTACCTTCCCGGTGCTGTGTGCGGTGCATATGGATTGCCAAGAAATATCGCAGTCAGCGCTATAAGGAGAATCGGCATTCTCTCACTAGGGGGTGCCATCAATGCATCCGACTACACAACGGCATTTCAGCAATTCAACCTACAACCACCTATCATTAAGCAAATCGGAACACTCAACATCACCGATCCGGGTGGAGCCAATACAGAAAACGCACTGGATATTCAATTAGCAGCTGCCGCATATACATATATGACCGGTAGGGCTGCGGATATAACATTCTGTTCCGCACCAAATACTGATGTGGGTATGGCGACAGGATTGAATGCGCTTGTAGCGGCAGGATGTAGATACAACTCCATTAGTTGGGGTGCTCCAGAGTCTCAATGGTCCGCTTCTGCTAGAAGCTTAACCGAGACTGCACTTAGAAATGCAATTGCTGCACGATGCCTAACATGTGTAGCATCGGGTGATAACTCAGTAGATGATAACACATCATCGCCTATATGTGATTATCCATCAGGTTCCGCTTATGCTCTGCCAGTAGGCGGTACAAGACTTACAATTGCTGGTGATGGTACTATCGGTGAAGAGCGAGCATGGGGCGACGGTAGGCCGGGTGATGAAGGCGGTGGAGGCGG